TTGATAATTTAAGTGAGGACTTCAAAGGTTTCTCTGGTTCTTACAATATTGGTGTTACTACATCAAGATATCAATTGGTTATTGGTATTGCATCTGCCTCACAAACAGGTGTTGTAACCTTTATGAACATTAAAGGTATAGAAGGTTCTCTGCTTAAAGATAATGACATCCTTACAATTGAATCAGAAAGAATCAGAGTTCTTGAACTTGATAAACTCAACAGCAGAATTAAAATTCTAAGAGAGCAAGATAATACAATTGGTGCTTCACACTCTGCTGGATTGTTGTTTAGAGAAGAGACAAATAAGTTTGTCTTTAATACTGGCATCACTACATCCAAGAAATTTAGATTTAATCAACAGTATTACTTTGACCCTCATGAGCAGGTAGGAGTAGGTTCACTTGCACAAGCAGGAGCAGGTGTCACTCTGGGTATCAAGAACCCTGGTGCTGGAACTACACTCAGATTTGTCAGAGAGCAGATGATTTATCTGCCTGGTCATGGAATGGCACCTAATACACCAGTTGTTTATTCTAGTGGTGGTAACGTAAATCCAATGAGAGGTTGGAGTGGTATTGAGACATCATCAATATTTACTTTGGCAGATGGTCTCAACTTCTTTGCAACACCTCTTGATAATGACCATATTGGAATTTCAACCAATAGAATTGGTCTTAACTCAGAAGGTCTCTTTATAGGTGCTGGAACAACATTAACTGATACAGGATTGCAAGCAGGTATTATTTTCTTTACTAGTGTAGGAGCTGGTGATACTCATAGTTTCACTACAAATAGAATTAATGTTTTAAAAGGAAGAGTTTCTAAAAATGTTGTAACTGTATCAGTTGCTGATACTCATGGATTGTCTACAAATGATTTTATCAACTTTGACCTTAATCCTAAGGACACTCAGACAATCAGTGTTGTATATAATGAGCATAACAGAAGGATGGTTTTTGATCCTGATGTTATTGAGGAAGCACAGGTAAATTCAGGCACTAGTTCATTCATTGTACCAAAAGACAAGTATTTACTTGGTGATAAGATCATCTACTCTGCATTAGTACCATCTGATGGATTAGTTTCAGAGGATATGTATTATGTCTATCCTATTGAAGATAATAGGATTAAGTTGATTAAAGAAATATCTGAAATTAATAATGATTATCCTGCCTTTGTTAATATTGGCACTGCTAAGACTGCAACTTTCTCCAAAATCAATCCTAGATTGACTGTTCAGCAAAACAGAACTTATAAGTTTGATCTTTCTTCTCCTACTTTAGGGTTTACTAATGCTTTGACAAAGTTCTCTGCATTCAGTATGAAGATCACAACTGATGATGCTTATATTGATGAATTCCTTGTAGGCGAAGGTTCAAATGCATTTGAAGTTATAAGAGATGGTGAGGTTGGTGTATCTACAGATGCATCACTGAGTTTGAGAATTAGTGCTAATGTGCCTAAGAATCTTTTCTATAAATTTGATATTGATAATATTGACATTTTACCATCTGTACAAAAACAATTAATTGTTGATAAGACTGTGCCACAGTTTAGTCAAATTAATCAGGTCCCTAGTAAGTATGATGGATCACATCAGGTTGTAGGTGTAGCAACAGATGCTTTCCAGTTCAATGTTTTCAATGTTAAAGATTTAACAAATAATTATAATGAAGGCACTGCAAATATGAGTTATACTACTAACTCAAGATTTGCATATGGACCCATTCACTCAGTTAAGGTAATTGATAAAGGTGTTGGTTATCAATCACTTCCTGGTTTTGAGGGTGTTACTAGCAAAACAGGTACAGGTGCTTTAATTGAACCCAATAGCAATTCAATTGGTCAAATTTTAGATTTCAAAATCAATAATATTGGTTTTGGTTATCCCTCAGATAAAACTCTGAAAGCAGCAGGTAATACTCCTGAAATTCTTAAGATTGAACCCCTTGCTCAGTTTGATTACATTGGCATTACATCAGCAGGTGTAAATTACTTTGTAGCACCTGAATTGGTTGTAATTGATGGTTTATCTAAGAAGCAAATTACTGATGTTCAACTTGATTTTGAACTTGGTGTTACAGAAGTAAAGATTCTTAAAAATACAATCTCACTTAATAATGTAACACCTAATATCCTTCCAATCAATAATCCCAATGGTTTCTCCATTGGTTCAATGTCTTATTTTGAAAATAATAAGATTGTAAGACTGTATCTGAACAAATCATTCAGTACTCCTGAAGAATTCCCATTTAAGGTTGGAGAAAAGATAATTGTTGAGAATATTGCTATTGGTTTCAACACAGATGGTAAAGGATACAATTCTGATAGTTATGAGTATACACTCTTCCCACTTACTGGTCTTGATGCCAAACTAGGTGGTTCAAATGGGTATGTTGAGTACAGTCTTGCTGACTATTTGTCTGCAAATGAATATCCTGGAAACGTAACATCTATTGTTTCTGCTTATATTACTCCTAAGACATATTTCCCAATATTTGATATTGATTTAAAAGTATCTGACTTCTTTGATGGAGAAAGAGTAAGTAATGGGTTTGCAGATGGCACTGTTGAAAGATGGGATCCTATTAGTGAAACTCTATTTGTTTCATCCAACAAATCATTCCTTCCAGGCACTATTATTCAATCAGACAGTTCACAAATCAAGTCAGTTATTAAGTCAAGGACTAATTTCAATACAACTATTAAAATTGGTGCTGGTGCAACTGTTATTGATGGTTGGCAGACCAATTCAGGTGTTCTGAATGACAATCTACAAGTCCTTCCTAACAATGAGTATTATCAAAACTTCTCATATTCACTTAAGTCAAGAATTGACCTTGAAACTTGGGAAGATGCAGTAAGTGCTCTTAATCATACTGCAGGTTTCAAAAAATATGCAGATTTGATCATTGAGAATGAAGCAGTAAGTTCTTGTACACCTGTTGAGATTGATTTAGATACAACTGTTGATTTAATTGGCGAATTTAGTCTAAGTTGTTTCCCAGACTTTGATGGTGGAACTGAAAGAACTATTGATATACAAGGAAGTAAGATTATTTCTGATACCATAGTATTCTCCAATAAAATCCTTCTTGACTACTTTGAATCAAGAGGTAATAGAGTACTTAACCTCTCCTTAGGAGGTGGTGGTGGTGCTGCTGGTGGCAGTCCCTTTGATGATGAACCAAGAGAAGAACCTTTTGAATCTATTGCTAACTATGAGAACAAATTTACTCATAATAAGATACTTACTTTGGTTCAAGATGCCCAATTAAGAGATAGAAAGCAGTCAAGTATGTTGACTGTTATGCAAGATGGCACCCAAGGATATATCAACCAGTATGGTATGTTGGATACTGTCACACCTCTTGGTCATTTTGATTATAGAAACATTCAGAATGGAACTTGGTCACTTGATTTCTATCCAGTAACACCTCTCTACAATAACTATGAAGTTACAATCTTCTCATTCAGTCAACTTGACAATGTTTTGAGTATTGGAGCAACTGATGTTGGTAGTGTTGTAAGGATATCTACTGGTCAGACAGAAGTTGCAGCATCAAGTACAACAGAAGTTATTTCTATTGGTGCAACTTATAGATCTGCTAAGGTCATTGCTCAGTTACATGATTTCCAAAATGACAAGTATTATGGCAATGAAATTAATCTCCTTCATGATGGCACTAATGTTACATTAATGCAATATGGTGATATCACTTCATCCACTGAATTGGCAGGTATTTCTGGTTTTGGTACATTCATTGGCAGAATTGATAGTGGCAATATTGTTCTTGACTTCAAGTCAACTGTTGGTACTGCATTATCAGTCAATGCCATGGTCATTGCAATTAGTGACCAGAATGCATCTGGAATTGGAACAATTGACTTAGAAGTTTCAAATGTATCTTCTTACTCCAAGTCAATTGCTGCTTCTGCAACACCAATTGCAAATGTTGTTGGTTCTTACTATGAACCTGACAGTTCTGGATACTTTGTTGTTTCTGTTGAAGATATCACAAATAATGAGTATGAATGTTTTGAGGTAATGTCACTTGACAGTCTGTTTGAGGAAAACTTTGTTGAGTTTGCAAGAGTTAATACTGGCACATCTGGTCTTGGTACTGTTGGATTCACTTCAACTGGAAACAACATCAATCTGACTTATACTCCTGTTCCAAACATTAATGTTGAGGTAAGAGCATTTGCTGTTACTAATCAAAACTATTTGAATGTTTCAGGTATCACATCTGTCAACTTAGAGAACAATATCCTCTTCTCTAAGCAAGGCACTTATACTGGTCAAGAGTTTGATAAAGCAACAGCATTCCCACTGTTGTTTGATGGAAATCCAGTCTTTGGTGGTCCATTCTTGGGTAATAATCCTGGTGTTGTCAATACAGCAACCAATCAAATTGTTATACCTAACCACAACTTTATAACTGGTGAGAAAGTTAAATATACTCCCTTCAATAAACTAAAAGTAGGAACTGAGAATGCAATTAGCATTGCCTCTACTGATGTTCCAGGTGTTGGTATTACTAACAAACTACCAGAAGATGTATATGCAATTAAGTATAGTGATGTGACTGTAGGATTTGCTAAGAGTGCTGCTGATGCTTTGGCAACTGTTCCTATTCCTCTAAATCTAACATCAGTTGGTATTGGCAGTATTCACACTCTATTTGGTGCTAATGAAAATGCAAGATGCTTGATTGCAATTGACAATATGATTCAAGCACCTATTACTGAGGTGAAGATTGAAACACAATTGCTTTCTAATATCATTTTTGAACCCTCATTTAGGGTTGTTGGTATTCAGTCATTTAAATCAAATGACCTTATCCAAATTAACAATGAAATTATGCTTCTTCAAAACATTGGAGTTGGCAGAACAAATAATTTCAATGTTGTCAGAGCACAAATGGGTACTGAAGTTGAAACCCATGTAATTGGAGATGTTGTTAAATTGCTAGGTGGCAACTACAACATCACTGAGAATACTATCCACTTTGCAGAAGCTCCTTATGGCAATACACCAATTGGAACCACTACTCAGGGTCCAGATGAGGTAGATTGGCAGGGTATCACCACTTCATCTACCTTCCAGGGCAGAACCTTCATGAGAAGTGGTGTTCTTAATGGTGTAGATC